TTGCCAACGTATGGCAGATAGCAGGCGTTCCGTCTGTGTCGGTTATACGGTCAACTGCGAGGCTGAAAGCGTTTACACGCCGCAATGAGCGCAAAATCAAGAAGCAGGGCAAGTGGGCTGAATATCGCGAGTTTTTAGCACACCAAAAGCATTTACAATCGACTTTGGTATTGCCTTTGCTACTTTATGATTTGCCCACTATGTCCTATGAAAAGGTCCGGGAAGCCTGGATAAAACGCAAAAAAGACGCAAATAACGAGAGCCCCAAAATATTAGTTGAGTTATGAAAGTTTATATAGTAACAAGCGGAACTTATTCCGACTATCACATTGAAGCGGTGTTTTTAACCGAAGAAAAAGCAAAGGCGTACATTGACATACATGGTGACTTTGACAATAGAAATATTGAGGAATTTGATGCCGATAGGGAGAATCTGAATCGCGAGATTGCAAAATATACCGTGTTTATAAACCCTGAGAACACGGAAGTGCAAAGAGATAATAGTTGTTATCCTCCCGACTCAATCAAAGTGCATCCGGTTTTCAGTAAAACTAAAATAGGTTTTACGATAACCGTTGAAACGGACGGCGCGGAGCGAGCCAAGGAAATTGCGTCAGAACGGCTTATGCAAGTCAAGGCTATGCCGTATCTGTTCCCACGACTGAAGGAGAAATGCTTGGGTTTTCCAGCATACTACGAGCTATACAGAATGGCGTTTCCCGACCTACAACTTCCACACAAGGGAGATTATTCTGAAAAACGGAGAGTTTTTAAAAACCATGAGCAACGAGTAAAAACGAGTAAATATGAAGCAAGAGCAATTTGAAAAATCGCAACGTATCAATGAGGCCATTAAGCTATTCGAGGGAACAATAGAGAAACTTAATCACTCACACATGGAAATGCGGTTAGATGGTTTTGCAGAAGAATTCTTTGGGCATAGCAATATGGTTAGGGAAGCCTATAACGCCTATATTCCAAAGGAGGAGCGCGACAAGCTGACCGCTGAAATGCGCGAGAGGCTGAAAGCGGCACTGACACAACGTATTAAAGAACTTAAAGCAGAGTTTGATAAGATATGAAGAATCCATTCAGAACAAGATCCAGAGTGCAGCCGATAATATATGACGCGCTTGTTGGCACGAGGTGGACTGTCACTTACAGAAGATGGTGGCAGCGCAAATGGCGTTACCTCGAAATGGAATATACAGGATTCGGACTCTGTAAAATGCCGAAGCAATACCCGACAAGGGAAATAGCAATAAAAAGCATAACCGCATATCCGTTGAACTGAAATCAAATAAATCAAATTACTAAATAAAAAAGATATGAGTTCAGAAAACAACAATACGACTACAACGCGGATGCTATCTCTCGACCTATTGGAAGAGAACGAGGGGCAACTGTTCGGGCTTCCGGCTAATCCGCGAGACATTGCACCGGAGAAGTTTGAGCTGCTGAAAGCCGACATTCAGAAATATCCGCAGTTCCTGCAATACAACGCTCTAAAGGTTTATCCTATCGAGGACGGCAAATATATCGTCATCGGCGGCAATATGCGGTGCAAGGCGTTGAAAGAACTCGGCTACAAGGAAGTGCCGTGTGTCGTAATCCCGAAAGAGACCCATGTCGAGGAACTGAAAGCGTATGTCATTCTTGACAACTCCGGCTTCGGACGCTGGGACTGGGCGAAACTGTCGTCGGAGGATTGGGATGCGGCACAGTTGGAAGACTGGGGTGTTGACTTGCCGGATGAGTGGGGATGCCTCTCCAATGAAGGAGAAGCTCAGGGAGGAACAGAAGAGGATGATTTTGACGAATCCAAGGAAGATATTGAGCCTCGATGCCATGTAGGAGATATTTGGGGACTTGGCGACCATCGTTTGATGTGTGGAGATTCAACAAATGCCGAAGATGTAAAGGCATTGATGAGTGGTGAATTGGCAGACTTGTTACTAACAGACCCTTCATATAACGTATCTTATGAAGGAAAGACCAAAGACAAATTGACAATTATGAATGACTCAATGGAGGATTCAACTTTCAGGCAATTCTTAGTAGATGCGTTTACGTCTGCTGTTGAAAATCTGAAAGCAGGTGGCTCTTTTTATATTTGGCATGCTGATTCAGATGGATATAATTTCAGGGGGGCTTGTCATGAAGTCGGTTTGCAGATTAGACAATGTTTGATTTGGAATAAAAATCAATTGGTGATTGGGAGACAAGACTACCAATGGAAGCACGAACCCTGCCTTTATGGATGGAAAGATGGCGCGAGTCATTTTTTTATTAATGATCGCAGCCAAACAACAGTTCTTGATTTCAATAAACCACAAAGGAATGGAGAACATCCGACAATGAAGCCAGTTGAGTTGTTCGGATATTGCATCAAAAACAGCTCACGAGAGAAAGAGATAGTCCTGGACCTATTTGGTGGCAGTGGAACATCGATAATAGCATGCGAGCAGTTGAATCGCAAGTGTAGGACAATGGAATTTGACCCACATTATTGTGATGCGATTATTGCTCGTTGGGAGAAGCTGACAGGAAATACAGCAACAAAGATTTCATAAAACATTAAACTTAAAACAGAATGCTAAAATTTTCAGAATATGTATCATTAGGGCATCCAGACAAGGTCGCGGACTACATTTCTCAATATCTTCTTGACCGATATATTGAGATAGACCCTAAAACGCGGTATGCAGTTGAGGTGCAAATCAAAGACCGGCATGTCTGTATTGGCGGCGAAGTGACATCAAATGTTAAATTCACATCTCTTGAAATTGCCAGTTTTGCACGTAAGGCAGTCAATGAGATCGGCTACACCAAAGAATATCAAAACAAATGGGGCAAGGAGAATACTATGTGCGGTGATGAATTGGATGTTGATGTCTTTATCCAAGGACAATCCCTGGACATAGCACAGGGAGTTGACAACAATCGGGGCTGGGGAGATCAGGGGATATTTTTCGGTATGTACGATCCATACGATATTACAAGTGGAGTACCTTCCGACTACAGTCTCGCCAAGTGCCTGTGCAAGGACTTGTTTGATAGCGGTCTCGGAGGACTTGATATAAAGACGCAAGTTGTTACCGACAATGATTATCCGGTTAAGATTATCGTGGCCATCCCATTATTCCCGGACGGGGCGGTTACTAATGCCGACGTAGAAAAATTCGTGCGTGACCGTATCAAAAGTAAACATCCCTATGCAGTTATCGTGAATGGCACCGGAAGTTATGTCAAGCATGGCTCGATAGCGGACTGCGGGACGACCGGGCGTAAACTTGTTGCCGATTTTTACGGTGGAAATTGCCGCATAGGGGGCGGTTCTCCGTGGACTAAAGACGGAAGTAAAGCAGACCTTGCACTCAACCTTTACGCCCGCCATATCGCAAGGATATACGCCAAGAAGCATGGTATAACGGTGTATTCGCGCCTTGCCTGTTGCATAGGCAAGAGAGAGGTAGACTTCTGTATCACCACCACAGATGGGAAGATTATCGAGGAGGGTGTTATGTTGCTTAATCCCGCAGACGTAATCCGTAAGTTCAAACTTGACACACCAATATATACCTCAATGTGTCGTTGGGGCTTATTCGGCGAGTATCAGCAGGACAAGCCGTGGGAGTATGAGGATTAATTAATCAATGGCGAAAGCAAGCGGAGGTACAAGGAATTATTCTCATCGCGAAAGCACTCTTGCCAAGCGACAAGGAGAATTTAATCAGCTTATGAAAAGCGGATATGACCGCTCACGTTCATACTTTTCGCCAAGCGGAGGATTCAAAGCTACGCACGAAGAGCATAATAAACCGCTTTCCGGCGATTTGGCCGAAGAGCGGTGCAATATATTGGCAGACAAAGGTTATCGCGTCTATTTTGATTCAGAGAAAGCGAGTATTGAATTTCAAAAAAACAAGGACGGACGATTCGAGAAATATCCAATGGATGCCAAGACTATCAATGCAGCAGGTCAATATACTATTAAGAGAGCGTTGGAAAGTGCATCGAAGCAAGAAGCATCCGTTGTGGTATTGATTCAAAATACTAAAGATATGACAAGGGCGTACGTCGAGAACCAATTAAAATTGTTCGCAGAAAAATCACCCAAAAGAAGCAGAGATAAAATAGAATGGGCTATAGTGGTAGGTATGAGTGGCAATGTGCATCGCCATAAATTAAAATAAAAAAACAGCATCAAGGGCATACCTTATGCTGAACGGTGAGCAACAGGGGTCGAATGACCTTATCTCGAATTCTGACTCCCGTAGCCGGGTTATCAGATGGCTCTCACATCGCAAATTTAATAAATAATCTTCAAACTACAAAATATGGCCGAACTATCACGATACGACACCTACATTCCCGATTGCCTGTTCCCGACTGACAATCAGATGGAAATACCGACCTTGCGGCTTGATGTGCAACCGCAGTTGGTGGAGATTCCGTTTCTATGCTTCGGCGAGCAGAAGCGCACAAAGAATATGTGCGGTCACGGAACTCTGCATTTCTATACCGATGATTACCGTTGGCAATCTGTGTATGAACACCCGGAGAAGATTCTAAAGCATAACCCGGCAAATATTGTTGAGCCTAACTACTCGCTATTCAACGAAACACCGGTTGCTTTTGGGTTGCAAGCCATCTACAAGAAACGGTGGATAGCACGGTAGATGCAGGAACGTGGTATCGGTGTGTTCGTTGACCTCAATGTCGCCAATAAGTTCTATGCTTGCAATCTCTTCGGTGTGCCTAAAGGCTACGGAGCATTTTGCACTCGTGGGTATTCCGACCGCATCCCTGCTCTGGAATATGAATACATGATAGCAGAGCGCATCGCTGACGGCAACCGCCTTACATTCGTTGTCTATGGCGGCGGCGAGATTGTGAAGCAGTGGTGTCGTGAACATAAATGTGTTTATGTCACATCCATTATTGCGATTAAGAACAAACTGAAAGCGATTGAACAAATGAAGCAGAATGCCGCATCACTCGATAATCAGTCGCTCATAGATAGTTTGCCAATAAAGGATTTTCCAACAGCAAAAGAATTATATGATACACAAGTAATGAATTATTCATGAAAAGTATTATATTTGTAATCTGTTTGTATAAAAACACTTATATGTACTACGTATCAAAGCGAATGGAGATAGCCGGGGCGCATCGTCTCGACCTATCGACAGTGACGCACGTTTCGGGTGTATTCGAACGACCGGAAGTAAAGCAGGAGTTTTATCAACTTATAAAGCTACAAGGATAAGTAATCATGATGAAATACAATCTAAAGAAAGTTCGGGAATGCGAGGCATGGGTAGCCGAACATGGTCTTATGGAGTATGGTGGAGCGCAATTACAGGATTATTGCAGGGCAATGGGAATCCATGATGGCACTCATCGGAACTGGCTAAAGAATACCGAATATGCAGAAGCGTTGGAACGTGGCAGACATACGTTTAAAATCGCTCACACGCAGAAACTCTTTGGCACTCTCATGGAGGCGGCTGTCGGAGGCGAGAGGGAAACCGAAGAGGAAAATTCAGAGTATCGTCCGGATGTTAATGGCAATCCGAAGATATACCGTATGCTCCGGCATAAGCGCAAGGCTTATCTTAAGCCGGACACAACAGCGGCGATATTCTTACTATGCAATCTTGACCCGGAACACTGGAGACAACGACAGGATACCAATGTGGCATTCAAGAAACCGGATGCTGATAATGAAATGTCACTTGACGAAATCAAGGAAGAAATCAAACGGCTCACAGAGGAGTAATGGCTTCGCTTTCGGAAGAGGAACGATTAAGGAGGTTGTATAAATTGCAACAGTTGGAACTTCGTCTTGAAGCTCCAACTAACTTTGCGTCTTTTCTGAAATATTCCATCCCGAAGTATCAGCTCAAATGGTTTCACCGCGTCATTGCCGAACATTGCCAAATGCTGTATGAGGGTAAGATAAAGAACCTTATGGTGTTTATCCCACCACAATTCGGGAAGAGCGAAATCGTATCTCGTAACTTTCCGGCATGGGCGTTTGGGCGTAATCCGAACCTTAAGATTGTTGGGTGTTCATATTCTTCGGTGCTTTCAGATGGATTCTCGACAAGCATTCAACGAACGATAGAGAGCGAGAAATATCAGTCGATTTTTCCGCATACTATGCTGAATGGCATGAATCATAACCATATTCGCGGATATAAGCGCAACGAAGATTATTTTGATATAATCGGACATCACGGTTTCTATAAGTCAGTTGGTGTAGGAGGTAGTTTGACAGGAACACCGGCAGATATAGCAATCATAGACGACCCTATCAAGGACGCAATGGAAGCATACTCTCAAAAAGTCAGAGAGAGTATTTGGAATTGGTACACTTCCGTCCTTATGACGCGTTTGCATAACGAGAGCAAGCAACTTTTCATCATGACCCGGTGGCATGAGGACGACCTTGCCGGACGAATCCTTGCACATGAATCTCAGTATTGGACGGTGCTAAAAATCCCGGCTATCCGCGAGACGCTTGACGATGGCAATGACTTCGACCCCCGTGAGATTGGAGAATCCTTGTGGCCTGAACGTCACTCTTTGGAACGGTTGCTCATGGCAAAAAAACGACATCCAACTGTCTTTACAGCCCTCTATCAGCAATCCCCGACCATCGAGGGTGGCAACATCATCCGCGAGGCATGGCTCAGATATATCTCCGCAGAGGATTTCAGAAACAAGCGGCAAGGCAAGGAACTGGAATATCCGGTACATTTCTTCATCGATACCGCATTCACAGAGAAGACATCCAATGACCCGACCGGCATAATCGGAGTGTGCTGCATCGACAATAATCTCTACATCTCATGCGCCGAAAAGGTCAATATGAAGTTTCCCGACCTTGTGCGACATATTCCGGAATACGTCCGCATGAACGGATATAACCGTTACAGTTCCGTCCGGATCGAACCGAAAGCAAACGGTCTGTCGGTTACCGACCAGTTGGAGGAACTGACCGACCTCAATGTCGTGTCAACACCGACACCGAAAGAGGGCAAGGAAACGCGCCTCAACGCCGCATCACCGTTTGTGGAGTCCGGCAGGGTGTATCTTGTCAAAGGAATATGGAACAAGGAGTTCACAACCGAGGTATGCGGTTTTCCGGCTATGCCCCATGACGAGTTTGTTGATCTTCTTTGCTATGCCATAAATTATTGCCATGATGATGCTGTGGATATGACAGATGAGGAGATAATGAGATTGGGTTTCTTATAAACTACGAAGAAGTTAAATATAAAGTATTAAAAGTTCGGAATAATGGAAGATATTAACTTGATAATAGGCAGCATGTCTCCAAGTGACGCGATTGCCTATCTGACGGAGAAGACCGTTGACGTGAGAGACTGGGGATGCTCCCTGAAAGAGTACGAGCCGGAATTTCACCGGATAGTGAATGACCATGTTGACCGCAGGGACAAGCAACGCGAGGACGGGAGCCTGGAGAAGGCGGCACGAATCCCCATTGGGCTTGAACAGCTGCTTACGAAACGCATGTGCGAGTTCATGTGCGCCATACCTGTCAAGAGGGTGTATCACAATACGGAAGAGAACGAGACGCGCCAGGCGATAGCAAAGGCTATGGAGGCTATCTACAAACATGCCAGGATTGACGCAATAAACGGCAAAAGGGCGTTGAATTACTTCGCAGCCTGTGAGGTGTTCACTGTCTGGTATGTCGTGGAGGCACCCAACACCCTCTATGGCTTCAACAGCAAATATAAATTGAAATGCAAGACCTACTCGCCGATGGACGGCACGGAACTGTTCCCTCTTTTCGATGAAGACGGCGACTTGATTGCCATGTCTGTGAGATACAAGAGGAAAGTGAAGAAAGAGGATGTCACGTTTTTCGAGACCTATACCGCCGAAAAGCATTACAAGTGGGCACAGGATGGCAATACATGGAATGCGGTCAAGGATGATGCTCTCGCCGTTGGCAAGATTCCCGGTGTCTATACATACCGACACAGACCGATATGGCATGGGCTGTCAACACTCCGTGAAGAGATAGAATATACCGTTTCGCGCAACTCTGATGTGATTGCCTATAATTCAGCCCCGATACTTAAGATATTAGGCAAACTGCTCGGGCAAAAAGAGGAGAAAGGCGAAACGCAGCGCGTTGTCAGGGTCGAAAACGGAGGTGACGTGGGTTATGTGTCATGGCAACAGGCTATCGAGGCTCTGAAATACCATGTGGATCTGCTGACAAAATTATTTTGGAGCCAGTCGCAGATGCCGGATATCTCGTTCGCTAACATGATGAGCCTCGGCAATATCGGGTTTGACGCACGGCAGACACTTCTCACCGACGCACATCTGAAAGTAGGTGACGAGGCAGCTCCGTGGATAGAGTCCTTCGAGCGTGAGGCTAACGTTATCAAGGCTTTTCTCAAACTGATGAATGTGCAATGGGCTTCGGAAATCGACAATGTAGAGGTGGAGCATATCATCACGCCGTTTATTCAGCAGGACGAAAAAGCGACAATCGAACGTATTCAGGCGGCAAACGGCGGCAAGCCTATCATGTCGCAACTTGAATCCATCAAGGCTTACGGTCAATCGACAAACCCAACTGAAACTCTCAAACAGATACGCGAGGATGAGTCGATGGGTGTAATGGAGGATGTGTTTGGTAATCAGTCAATGTAATTTCTAATGTCAACACCCCGCACACCGAATCAGAAGAAGCAGTATGCCAAACTCAATGCCCGGCTTGTCAAATACGGCAGGCTGGTTGATGCCATATACGACAAATTCAACCGTGAGGCTGCAATAATTGCCATGCGCACGGGTTTTGACCCGGACTCCGAGAAGATGTTCCGGTTTCAGGACTATCCGCAGACGCGTGACGCAATCAACAAGCTTCTCAATGAGTATGTTTCCGACATGACCGGCACGATCAACCGCACGACATCGGAGGAGTGGCAGAACAGCAACGAGTTCCAGGATTTGGTGGCTAACAAAGTACTGAAA